AAATTCTAATTGTTCTCTAAATCCTGCTTGCCTAATATCTTTTCCATAAACTCTTTTGAATGTGTTTTGCCTGGGTTTATGCCATTGAGCAATACCATATGCTCTGCCTTGGTCACCAACAGCATCTGTTCGTAAATTTGCACCACTTTCAGCTTGTAAGTTACCTACAATACCTGCTGCTTGTTCCGGTGTGTATCCCTTGCTTATGAAAAAGTCCATCGCCTCTTTAGAACTTCCTGTTTCACCAACACCAGGTCCAATAAATTCTCCAGATGCTCCTGCTCCACCAAACCCTTCACCTGTAGTGGATGGGGCAGCACCACCACCAGAAATCATCCCACCTATTCCTGCAAATATATTTGGTAATGGCGGAGGAGTTATAGCACTTATTACAGAAGTTCCTGCATCTGTTACTGCGGATTCTGCTCCTGCTGCTGTTGAAGTTACTGCAGAAATCGCGACATTTTTTTCAGTTTCTATTTCTGTCGTAACAGATTTACCTGCAGCTGTTGTTGCAGCTTGCGTAGAAATCTTTTCTTTTCGTAAGTCCTCAATTTGTTTTTCTATTTCTGCGGTATTTCCTGTAATACTTTTATGTATTTTTGCAAGTCCTATTGCTGAGGAATAATATAATTCTGTAGATAAATTGATGAAAGAGACTACTGAATTTGTAGCAGCTTTTATAGTCATTGCAAAACCAGAAATAAATACATTCGTTGCTGCAGCGAATATACCTATAACTGAATTAATTAATTTAGTAAATCCATTTATTATTGGGGATATTATATGTTTGACAACATACTCTACAATTTTATATCCAAGGAATAATACCATACCAGCTGCAATAAGTTTTCCCAAGAAAGACCAATCGGCAGGTTTTACAGGATCTTCAATTTTACTCACTCCTTTTCTTGGAGCACCAGGAGCATTTCCCTCTAAACCATCTAGCTGATCAGAAAAATTATTTAAAGAAATAAAAGATTTAACAATTCTTCTTATTGCTTTTTCTATCAAAGATATTTTTTTGTTTATTACCGAAATCTTTTTTAAAGATTGGGTTTCTATTTCTCTATTACCCCAAAAGGTATTATCCAGCATTGGCGGAATTTCTTTTTCACCACCAATGTCTTGTTTTATTTTTTTTGTTGTCTCAGATAATAGCATTAGCCCATACTGACTGCTGTGTTATAAAATACAGATTGTGTGTCTGCCCTAGCAGTTTTACTAGATGCTGTTGGAGTACCGAATTCATTGGTTTGAGGTGGGGTATTATTTTGTGGAGCGTTAACATTTAAGACTGTAGTTTTACCATTAGTAGAAGGAGTATTTTTTGCAGTATTATTTGTTGATGCAGGATTTGGTGATATACTTTCATTGTTACTAGGTGGAACTCTGTCAACACCACCCTTGTTGCCACTAAGCCCAAGGGAGTCTGTACCGGTATATGCAAGACCAGCACCAATACCCGCACCAATAATCGCGCCAATTGGGCCAGCGACCACGACACCCGCCGCCGCACCCGCTATGCCAGCAAGGATTGCTGAAGTGACACCACCCTTTTCAATTGCTTCTACAGCATTCCTTTTAGCATCATTAAGCATATCAGATCCAATTTGTTCACCTGTTTTTCCATCAAAAATATACTCTCCAATCTTTTTTCCTAAATATGCCCCAAGATCTGGAGCACCATAAAAAGATAATAACAACCCCAAAACAAATCCAGTACCAGCACCAACTACTGCTACTGCTACTCCGGCAGGTAATCCGATACCAGTAGCTGCTAAAATAGTTGCGATTGGTGCAGCCGCAGCTGCGCCCAATGCTGTACCTGCTGTTACACCTACTAACTCACCGAGCATCATTCCTAAAAACATTCCTGCTAATTCAATAATGCCTTTTCCCGCAGCTTTTAGTCCAGTAACAGGATCTCCAGCCTCATACATTTTAGCTAAAGCGTAACATAATGTTCCAAAAAGCACTAAGCGCGGCATATATCTGCGGATAATGGGGAATTTTTCCATGACTCTCATAGGAGCACTACCATATCTAAATGCCTGCGCAGCAAGTCTTAATCTTTTGACTATCGCAGCATCATTGGGTGATAGATTTGCAATCAACTTACCTAAATTTGCTTTACTTATAGTAGCAAAAGCTCTTGTAACAGCTTGAGCAGATTTAGCCTTTGATGGTGTAGACGAAACTATTTGTCCCATTTTTAATGCTTGTTCAACAGCTTCTCCTGTGAAAACTTCTCCACCTTTAATAATCTTTGTAAGTTCTATAGAAGATAGCTTAGATCCATATTCAGCCACAATTTTTTGTAATACTTCTTCTGTAGCCACTTCTCCTGTTTTTTTGCTTACATAATATGTTCCTTGCAGAACTTTAGAAACACTACCTGCGACTTTATTACCAGCGATAAGAGCAGATCTTCCTGCCGCCACTCCAGCCGCCTGAGCAATTTTTATAATTGGATTTTCAACTGCTTCATATCCTGCGGTCTCAAATAATTTTGCCGATTCTCTACCAGTTAATCCTGCAGTATTAGGAGCATTTAATACAGATTTTAATCCGGGTACAACTTGTCTTGCAAGACCGTTACCAGTAATTTTTTCTAACAATGCTGCTATACCATTATAGGTTTTTTTATAACCTATTTCTATCAACCTTAAGGCACCTGTAAATTTATCTAATGCTGAATCAAAAACTCTAGTGAGTGTTTTTGTTATGCCTTCCATTCCCTTGAATAACATACTTTCTTTAGAAAACAAACGAAGCACGAAAAAATCAAACTTTGTAACTTTATCACTCAGATAAGCCATAAGGGCAGCACCCAAAGGAAGCAGTAACAAAGCCCATGGTATGCCTTTAAGTAAGGATGATCCATCCGAAGAACTGGAAGTAGATCTAGAAGATCCGCCGCCATATTTTTTTGAATCGTCTGCACGTTTTGCCTTGTCTAATTCATAGTTATCGAATCTTTCTTTCTGTAAAGTCAAACTATCATTTAAGGTTTTTCCAATATTAGTCAGTATTCCCGTAATGCGTGTTAATTTATTATCAATGGAAGATAACTTTAGGAGAATACCCTTGCTCTGATCCTTTGTCGACGTTACTTTAGATGGGGTATTAGCAGAAGTATTTTCTGATTCAGTTATAACATCTGTTTCTGGAGTAAATAGTGCACTTCCTAAACTAGCTACAATTTTAGCATAATTAGGATCAGTTGATTTTATCTTCTGGCCACCGAGTGTTATTGTTTCACCAGTCGCAGAACCAGCAGAGGATTCAACTGCACTTTCTGTAACTTCTTTATCACTCATACCCTTTACGATTTTATCGTAATTGGGATCACCTGGTTTTATTTTCTGCCCACTAACAGTTATGGGTTCTCCTCCCTTATTAGGGGAAACTGCATTAGCAGCCATTTTAGCAATCATACCTGCAGGTAATATGGGTAGGGGCATTAATTATTCTCTTTGCTCTGTTCTTCTTGTAAATTCTTAAGCAATCCCACATATATGTCACGTTCAAATGGCATCAGGTGTTCCAAATCATTAATAGAGTAATGATAATGATGCACCAAAGAAAATATTGTAGAGTAGTAATTGTTCAGGTTATTGTGAATTAGGCCAATGTAAAAAAATCGTCTAACGTAGTCAACTCGATTACTCTAGCTGTTCCTTTCGAATTGGTGTATTCAATCTTATGATATAGCTTTGGCATAGTTTCAAAGAACTTCTGGATACCTTCAAATGCCTTAACATTCATAGAATCTACAAATTCTTCTAGTTCGCCAGGTGCACATTCAGAAGCAAGGTATACCTGCTCCTTATCATAAATCTTATCGATACACTCTTTAACCATTGCAAGAGAAATTTCTGCCTGAGATAACTCTTCATTATCAAAATTATTAATGATATTTGCAGTAGGATACTTTAAAATAACACCGATATCATCATCAATCTTAACTTTATTCGAATGATCAGGATTGTGTTGAATTTCAATATCATCTAATGCAACTTTAAATTCGTATTCCTTTTCATCTTCATGATCAACATATTTCAATGTCACTACGTTATCTACAGACTTGGATCTAATTTTAAGGAAGAGATACTCAAGATCAAAGGTTGTTAAAGCATCAACATCAACGTCTGATCCGTCTAATAGAGTTACACAGTTGTTGATAACTTGTTTAAGTGAATTGACCATCTCTTTCTTTGTGCCACCAGACTGAGCGATAAGAAGGATCTTTTCTTCTTTAACTAAGAACGGACGATACTTTGCATCTTTTTTAGTAGACGGAATTGTCACGTCAAAAAGAGGAATTTTAATTTTTGGTAAAGCCATAATATTCTCCTATAATATAAAATTAAGCAAGGTTAGCTGTAACTCTTGGATCAGTTCCTGCATCTCTAATGAGAGTTTCTTGATTCATCTGAGGAGCAGAATCGATACTAAAGTCTGTAAAAGCAAAATCTACAGAAGTTCTTATATATTGATCAGTATTTCCCCACCCAAGATCAACTCCACCAACTTGTTTCGCGTAACAGTTTTTAAATGTATAAGTCATAACCTCATTACTTTTTTCATCGTATATTGTTACTGTTATATCAAATTCCATATTTTTTTTGTACTGAACTTCATATGGTTTAGATTGTTTTCCCAATGTATCTACTTCAGATCTCATATCATTATATTTCATAAACGGCGATATTTCAGAAATAGAAAGTAAAAATTGAGTTAATGAATTGGCTTTTGTTGCTTGTGTGATCAAATTCATTCTTACACTATCTTGAAACACTGGACGGAATGGAACATATTCTACTGGCCCATATCCATATCTACGAATAGCTTGTGTATCTACACCAACTGTTGGTAATGCTACAGCCTCTGTTAAAAACTGATAGATTCTGTCTAACCTAGTTATTTTGACATCATATAGTGTTGGTCTCAATAATCCATTGGTTAAAGCATTAGCCTTAAATCTGGATATATCAAATCCAGCACTAGTTTTAGGTCGAGTAGCAGAAACTGTTACTTCTTCTACTGGTAACGCTGATTGTGGTTTATAATCCAGCACTGTTTCTTGTGGGAAAACACTTGTTGCGTTTTTAGGTATTCCTGAAACTTCATTTCTAATAGCCATTAGCGACCACCAATCATTTTCTTGGAGTCAGCCCAGACCTTAGTCTTGTTTGCCTTCTGAAAATTCTCTACTGGTAGAAACAAGGCGATATCCCATTCTGTTGGTACGATATTAATAAACTTTGAACGTACATGAGATGATAGATATCTCTTTACGCAGGGTTTTATATATTTATGCGTTGCAGCCCCATTCAATACACTGTAAGTAATCTTAAGCCTTGCTTTGTCATCTAGCTTCGGATCACTTACATAATTGTACAACAGGTCCATAAGCTTGGCTCTTAAGACGTATGGTAGGTAATGGAGGTTGATGCCCATAAACCCATCGGGGGTTCGGTTGAATGGGAATATGAGAGGGAACTTATCATAGTAAGGAAGATCCTTCTTGGTCTTGGGATCATATCCAAACATATACATCTTACCAATCATGATCTGGTTAGTTAGGGCTTCGCGCGAGCGCATGAGCTGCCCTTCGTTGATGTTGTTGATCTTCATGGCAGTGTTGCGGAACCAGTCTCTTGCTTCCTGAGTTCTACCAGGAATCTGTCCTGAACGAACACCCTGTGATATAATCTGGTCGAATGATTGAATTGCCATTTATTTCCCGTATATCTGTTTCTCTGTCATAATCTGGAACTTCCACCCTTTAGTCTTACAAAACTTATCAGCTGCCTCCCATTTTGCACGATTCACCAGATAAGTCGTAACTTCGTTAATGTATCCTCTGGTCTGCTTCTTAGGTGGCTTCGGCTGCTGCGTTTGCTGGTAAGGTTTAATCTCTACTAAAATTACATCTCCGTTCGTCTTTTTAACAATCATATCAGGGAAGTACCTGTGCACCCGTCCATCAAGCGGGGACTTATATGGTACAACGACCTCTTCACTCCCCCATCCCATGATCTCAGAGTTAGTATCAAAGAACATCATCATATGCAGCTCCCAAGAGCTACGATAAATAATCTCAGTGGGATTGCCTATATATTTACTCGGATTCTTAGGTTTGAATTTCCCTTGCATAATCTCACTATAAATACTATGTCCACCCAATGTATTTATAGGGAAACTAATGGCAGATTCTTATGTTCCACCTTCAAACCAAACTGCAGTTCCTAGTCAATCTGCATTTAGCAATGGTGTAGATTCTTTGTTGCAGGACGGTCTTGGTGCTGCAGGTTCTTTTTTCCATAAAGTTGGGGATTTGTTTGGTGATGGTGCAAGTATGTTTTCTGGATCACCATCTAGAGTACAACCAGGCACATTTGATAACAGAAATTTATCTTTAGGGCAAAACTCTGACCCAGAAACAGCAATAGCAAATAGTATTGATTCAACTGTTGGTGTTGCAACTTTACAATATCCCACTGACCTCGCTCCCTATCATATGAGTTTCCAATTTAGCACATATACAAGACCAGATCCACTAAACCCAAGTAAAATAAATCCAATTCAAACAATTATTCTTCCTATGCCAGACGGTTCTGGCATTAATGACAATCAAGGGTTTGGGTGGGACTCTCAGAATTTTGGTCTCATTGGTAATGCAGTAGAAAATATGGGTATGATTGAAGATCTAGTGAAGGCAGCAGGTAATTTATCAAGCGCAGAGAGTAAAGACTTAATTATGAGTCAAACTACTGATGTCGGATTATATGCTTTAGATGCTGCAGCAAAATTTCTTGGTACGAAAATAGGAGTAGGGGAAAATCTTGCTCGTGTTGGAGAACAATTATTTTCAGCAACACCCAATCCATCATTAAGTACCTTCTTTTCAGGTTTAGGGTTTAGGCAGTTTTCTTTCACCTGGACGTTTGCCCCTAAAGATGAAAAAGAAAGCGTATTAATACGACGTATTATTAATGCATTTAAAGTAAACTCTTTGCCAACTTTTTCAAGCGGTGGAAGTTTAATATTTAATTATCCTTTAATTGTTAAACCAGAATATTCTCTTAATAGTGATCCAAATAAATCTGGATATATCACAGATTTTAAAAATTGCGCTATTAAAGATATTCTTGTTAGATATTCACCACAGGGTGAAGCTCCTTCTTTTTATGCAAAAACAAATGCTCCGGTGTTTATATCAATGACTATTAATTTATCAGAAATAGAATACCAGCTAGGCGATTCTTATGGTGGTACAAGACAATCTCAAAGGGGTGATGTGCGCGATGTCAATTCAAGGGTGACTACTGGAATAACAGACAAGTTGGGGGTTATTGCTGATACCTTTAATCCCGCAAATATCGCAAAAACCGCTCAGCAAAATGCAGATGCTGCAGCTGCTGAGAAAGCAAAAATAGCTGCAGCAGATGCAGCTAAAGCTAAAGCTGCTGGTAAACCACCGGTTCCACCGGTTCCACCAACAGCTGTTCCTCCAAATGCTAATAAACAGAATTACCCTGACGAGGCTTTTAATAATTAAAATACGGATACAATAAATGACTCAGTTCTTTAAAAAGTTTCCTTTAATAAATTATGATGGCACTCCTGCTGTCAATTTGTTAGCACGTGTTAAGATGTCTAAGTTGGCATTAAACACTCGTCAGGCATATTATCCATACACTATTTTAGAAGGCGAAAGACCCGATAATCTAGCATATAATTATTACAGCAATTCAGATTACTTTTGGTTGGTCGGATTATCTAATTCTATCATTGATCCTTATTATGATTTTCCAATATCATCTGATGATTTAAATGTATTAATTATAAAAAAATATGGAAGCATTATTAATGCTCAAAGCACTATATTATTTTTCAGAACAAACTGGAGTTCTGACCAGTCAAGAATAACTAGCGCAGCTTATACTGCTCTTACTGTTGGTCAGAAGAAATATTGGGCACCAGAAGTCAATCAAAATAACAGTATTATGTCTTACGTTCGTAAACAAGAAGATTTGATTGTAACAACCAATAATATTCAATATCTAACTATTGACAATGCTTCTTTCAATTTATTGAGTGAAGATAATTATAATTTGATCGCAGAGGATACATCTCCTATTGTTGTTGACTATACTCCAGAAACTATAATTGATGCTTCATTTGCTGTAGGGGAATTAGTTTCTCAAGGTAACACTACGTTTGCTAGTGTAGTAACAGCATCTGAAAACGTTTTAGTCGTTCAACATGTATATGGTACTGCAGTAACCGGGGAAATAACTGGATTAGTTTCTGGAGCTTCTGGTACTGTTTCTTCAGTTACTACTTTAAAACAAAATATTCCTGCAAATGAATTAGTTTATTGGGAAGCTATAACTGCTTATGATTATCAAAATGAATTGAATAATGAAAAGAAACAGATTCAATTACTAGATAACCGATTCTCAGGGCAAGCTACCAAAGAACTCAAAACCCTTTTGTCAACGTAGTATAAATGGCACAGTCATTACCATCAGATGCAGTAGTTGTTAAAAGTATAAAACTGTCAAAGTTAGACGGCAGTAAACCTGCAATTGATATTTCTACCCAGGTTGTAGAGTTTAATGTTTATGAAGATATTAAATTTCCAGTTATTCGTGCTGAATTTATTGTTATTGACGCAAATGATATAGCCACTACATTTCCTATAATTGGTGAAGAAATGATCGAGGTCGAGTTCTTGACTCCTGGGTTTGAAGACATATCAGCAAATTATAAATTACAAGTTAAATCTATAGAATCCTCTACAACCCAAGCTCAGGGTAAATCT